ACATTCATGTTTCATTTTAGAAGCTATATTTCTATGAGCAATTCTGTCATCACGGTTGCCACCATGACAAATAGGCACAAATACTACTGGTCCTATTGTTTCAATAACCATATCTGCAACTCTAGCGACTACTTCAATAGAATGGTCAGTAATAGTATCTTGTCTAATATTAACCTTAATAGCATTATCTGGTAAGGGTTTATCGTATGGCTCAAGTGGTATATCAAAGGTAAAATCTTGAGTTACATTTAATTCATTAGTTATTTTAAATGTTTGTTTAAGATTATCTGCCGAAGCTGGCTCACGAGGTGAAATGTATTTAGCTTTGTTTAAAATAAGATTACCTAGAATTTTAGTTGCTTCAGTAAAATCATTTCCTGAAAATGTCTGGGTATTAAAAAAAGTGGGTTTACCTAACTTTTGTGCTATATAAAAAGGTGGTAAGTAAAGACAATAAGTAGCATCGCAAAACATATATCCACCACCCATACTAATTACCATATCTGCTTCAGCCAATTCTTTTGAAGGAGTAACTTTATCCATGTAATTAATTACTTCTTCTTCTGTGGTTAATTTCTTAAATTCATTGTAATCAAAACCATTAACTAATCCCGAAGGTATTACTTTTATATTAGGAGTAACTTCTTTTAATTGGTCAATATCCCATTTAAGAATATCTGTTTGGTTTGGTGAGTATTGAGTAGGACATATATATTCTGAATTTGGGTAAACAGATTCAATAATACTTATTAATTTCTTCCAAATAGCATTATCGCCACTATGCTCTGCAATCCACAATAAAGGAAATAATATTTTCATATTTTGAATACCTCCTTTTCCCAAACACTGGCAACATTAGGCCAATCATACTGCTTAGCAGCCTCGGTAGCACCCCATCTTAATCTTGCCAACTTTACCTCATCGTTTAATAAATCGATTATTGCCTGTGCTTCATCGACACTTTCATCATATTCTAATAGGACACCGCTATCTTTTATTGCTAATAAATTAGTCAAATTGCCCTTTTTACTACAAATTGGGACACATCCTGCCGTCATGGCTTCAATTACAGATAATCCAAATGTTTCTGTATATCCGCTTCTTGGTAAGAAATAAATCTCGCTAGTTTGAAATGCTTGTATTAATTCCTCTCGTGGGACTAATCCATGATAATTAATTCCAGCCTCTCTTAAACTGTCATACACATTCTGATACATTGAATCAGGCTGTTTCCATAATGTTGAGCCACCATAAACGTCACAAGTAACAGAAGGAATCTTGTCTTTAACCTTCTTGAATATAGCTGGCAAACTACACATATTCTTCATTGGATGCCCCGCAAACATAATAGAATTTCTCTTTTTAACAGATTGATTAGAAAAAGTATCATATGAAAATCCATTAGGTATCATTATGTAATTATCCGATGGTTTATTTCTTTGATAATGAGCTAGAGTCCAAGGACTATTACAAACAATAAAGTCTAAATCTGAAGAATAGCAATCTAATCCTGGCGTATGAGTCCAACTAACTCTTTTGCCTTTACTTTCTGGTGGTGCTACATCTATTCCAATTGAAATATCGGCATTATCTTGATAATCAGATACTTTCTTATAGGTAACGCCATCATAAACATCTGGGTTTAAGCAATGCACATAGAAAATAACCTCATGTCCTCGTTTAGCAAATTCTCTACCTAATCCGATTGCTTGAATTTCTAATCCACCAGTACCCTTAATATCATCATCGCCATTAAAAGGTATTCCAATGTTTCTATAAAATGCTATTCGCATGGTTGTTTCCCATAAAAAGTAACTGGCACACAGCCCCAAAGGCCTTCTTCATTAATTATTGTACCTTTAGGAATCTTTAATAGTAAGGGTAATTTTTTAGACAGTCTGTCATAATTCTGATGTTTTAACCAAAGATATTCTTTTGATTTACACCTACCATAATGATAAATAGGACAAATAGGTAGCTTCAATGGATTGTTTGTTACTACTTTTCTAGCTTCTACTTTATCTTCACCTTTATAAAGCATTTCGTGAAGGGTATTTTGATAATGAAAGAAAAGATTGAGTTTAAAGACACGACCTTGATAATCAGGATATAACTTAGGATTGAAATGGTTTCTGTCTTTTATAAACTCTATTCTAGGCAAACCGATAAATTCTCTATCTTCCATGTATTTTTTAACTGTTTCTATATCTTCGGGAAACATACATTCATCAGAGTCGAGCATAAACATATGAGTATATTTCATTTCTTCAGCTATTTTGATAACCAAATTTCTAGCCTCTGAATAATCATTAGTCCAAGGTTTACCAACAATAGTAAAATCATGTTTTTTAAATACTTCTTGAGAGCCATCTGTTGATTCAGCATCAACTACAATAGCACCGTCAAAACAGGGTCTAACAATAGGTAGATATTTTTCTAATAATTCTTTATCGTTACGATTTATCATTCCTAAACAAATTTTCATAGTTTAATTGCCTCCAGTTTTTTGAGAATATCCATGCCAATAACTTCTGTATCTAAACTATCTTTAATGAGAGCTTTAGCCAACTTTCCTTTTTGAGCAAGTAGTTTCCTGTCAGAATAGGCTTCTAACATCGATTTCTTTAATTGTTTAACATCTATATCTGCCCATAATTGCTGTGAGTTATACCAAGGTATATGCACCATGTTTGAAACCTGACACCATTTATAATCAATAAGCCAAGAATTATTATTGTCAAAAAACTCATGGACACCACCAAAATTAGTAGAAATAACAGGATTGCCAATAGACATGGCTTCTACTTGAGGTAATCCTAATCCTTCACCTCTATGAGCTGACACAAAGCAATCTCCTGTGCTATGAATCCTCATCATCTCTTTATTGCTTAAAACCCCTAACACTAAGAATACTTTAGGATAGTGTTTTAATTTAAGATTCTGTTTCCATTCGTTAATATCAATTCTAATCCTCTCCCTTTCGCTCTCATTAAAATTAGCTTTATAAGTCTTTAGTAATAAACAAACATCCTTTTTGCCTTCAAAGGCTTGCCAATATGCTTCAAGTAATGCTTTAGGATTCTTTCTTTCTGTCCATTGAAAAACAGAATAAAAGGTAAAACCATCAAACTTCTTAATCTTGAGTCTTTTATATTTACGCCTAGTTGTAGTTTCGATAGGAATTTTGATAACCCTAATCGGTTTATAAACTCCATTATGTCTGAATGTGTCAGCGTGTACTTGAGAAGGTGTCCAGATTTCATCCATTTTATTCATGGCTTCAACCCATCTCTTGTCTAATCCCAATACTTCCCAAAACATTGCACAGATATTATATTTACCTGTTTCGTATTGAAGCGCTGCTTGGTCAGGAGTAGTCATCATTATCTTAATGTCATAATCTATCTTTTTCTTTTCTAGTTTCTTGGCTAATTCTCCACCCTCACCATATTCTTTAGTATCTGATTGATAAATTAAAATCTGTGTAGTTATATTGATACCAGCTTTGTGCATAGCTAAAAGCAATCTCCTAGATGCTTGAGCGTATCCTGAATGGTCTAAAAAACAACTAACAAATTTAACATTCATTATATTTCCTCCACTTTTAAAATATTACCAATTATCTGCTTACCTAATTTAGCTATGGGTATTCCCTTTTTAGCTTCATATTTATCGTTAGAATTAAACTTAGCTAAAAGCACTTTCCATTTCTCTGCTGTCTGCTCCATGCTGTAATTCTTTTCAACCCATTTAGCACCTTCCCTAGCCATTTTATATGCTATTTCCCTATGCTCATAAACATATCTCATTTTCTTCTTTAAATCCTTTAAATCAGGCTCAATCATAAAACCAGTATCTATAGCTTTAAATCTTTGATACATTGCTGGCCTTAAACAATCAATCTTTACTTCAAAGAAATATTTATCATTAAAGTATTCACTCATTCCTGAGCCATTAGGCACGATTACAGGAGTACCACAAGCCATAGCTTCTAGTGGTGTTAACCCAAAGCCTTCGCCTCTTGACGGGAATACGAAACAATCTGATTTATGAATTAAGTCTGCTAGGAGTTTCTTAGGAAGTGTCTGTTTAATAACATCAATATTGGGATATTGACTTTTAATAATAGGAAATGGAAGGCTTGTCTTGTTGGTTTTAAGAATTAATTTAACTTTGTCTTTCTTAGTAAATTCTTCTGTAAAAGCCTTGAAAACTAAATCCCACCCTTTTCTAGTATTAAAAGCGTCATAATGCAGGAATGTAAACGGCTCGTCAATTCTAATCTTGTCTTTATATTGAAAAACATTCTTATCATATCCTAGTGGTATTACGTCAGCTTCAACCCCCGCTTCTTTAAATGCCTTCTGACAGAATTTAGATGGTACTACTACCTTATCCGCTTTCTTTAAATGCTCAATCCAATCTCTCGGTATCTTGGTAGATTCAAACATTGTGTAAATGATTTTAACTGGGGTTTCTAACTTATCGATACCATAAGGATAGGAATATAAAATCCCTACACGTTGATTGGAGTATTTTAATGAAGTCCTGATTCCCTTATCTCTTAGTGAAGTAAGCAATACTTCATAAGATTGCCCATAACCGTCTGGAGTTGAAAAAGATGACCTTAAATAAACAATAGAAGATGTAGAAACAACTCCCTTAGTTACTTGTTGGTTTTTAGATTCTCTCTTTTTAAAGTAATCTGTTAGCTCATCTTCAGTAGCCTGTCTAAAACCTTTAGTAACAAGAAGCTCTTTTAACATATTCTTGTCTGTTACTTCTACGATTTGATTACTTGGATTTATTAAGTACATAATTTTACCTTCTTACGTCTCGTCTAGCTTCCTAGTGTTTTAATACCAAGAAGCTAAACTTTAAATACTTCTAACTTCGCACTAACACCTAATCTTAGGCGTTTGTGTGATATAAGTCTATCAAATGCTCTGCTCTTAAAACCTGCACTCCCCAAAGTACGTCTAGCGTAATTTGTGGTGCTAAAGCGTTAGCATCATAAGACATTGTTACACGAATTGAGAGACCCGTTTGTGGGTCATTTACCACTGCCTGTCTTGCTCCTCCGAATGATTCAGCATCCATAGGAAGCGGTCTAACCGCTAATCCCATTGCTGACTTTGCGTAAAGCATAGGGTGGTAAGTACTAGGTGTACCAGATGTTTTAGTCATCTGCGATTCAAAAATATTGAATCCTCCCAGTTTGGCAATTGAGCCATCAATTACTGGAGCTGCACTACCTAAAACAGAAGCGTCTGTTAAAGGCAAATCTTCCACTGCGTATTCATCAAGCCAAGCGTACAAAGGTGCGTTTTGAGGCACTTTGTTGGTTACGAGTAACCTACGCCCACCTCTTAAATCTGCTAGTGAAACATCTGTACCAGCGTCCACTGCGTTACCTGCTGAAGCGTAAAGTGCTCCGAGAGAGTCTTCGACTGCCTCTGCCAACACCATAGCTGCATCTTGCATATATCCTTCGATTACTTTTGGTTTAGAGAAAGCACGAGCTACATCTTCTGGTGAGAAAGTAACTTCTTTGTGCTTATCCAAAGTAACAACCACTTCATCATCTGAAGGAGTTTGCCTAGTAACATCACTGTCTTGGGTTTTATCACTTGCTGTTAAAGTCCCACGGATAGGAATATTAATTCTGTCTCCAAATTTACTAATTTCATCAGCATCAAAATCCACTGTTACTGTGTTAATCAAGTTTAAATACTTTGGTAAGTACCCAAGAGCTTTATTAGCCCAGACTTCGGGAATGTGATACTGCAATTCTGATTGCGTTAATCTGTCTGCCATATTTTATTCACCTCCTAATTATTATTTTGTATTGTCAACCCTACCTTCTGAGTAGGCTTTGCCAATTTCTTTTCTATGTTTTTTATACCATGAAGCATCACGCATTTTCATACGCAACTCCGATGATTTCCAAACTTTCTTTTGGCCATCTGTGGTATCGGGATTTATGTTAGCCCCAATATCTTTCGCTGGCTCTCCAGTAATCAGGTAAGGTTTAGCTGTTGCTAAGGCTTTAACAACTTCTGCTGCGTTGGTTGGTTTCCCTTCCTCGTCAAGCTCGATATCTTTTATATCAACTAACTTAACCGCTGCATCGGTATCTTTAATACCTAGCTTTATCGCTTCCTCAATTATTGACCGAGTTTTAGAAGCTAAAGTAACTCTAGCATTTAATGTTTCGACTTCTTTATCTTTTTTCTCTGCCAACTCTTGCCACTTTTTTTCCTCTTTGAGTTTTGTTTCCTCGGCTTCAGCTTTCGCTTTGTTGAATTTCTCCAACTCTTTTTCAGCTTTGGTTGCTCGCTCATTTAGGTCTTTGAATCGTGGGTGTTTAAAAACATTTGCCCACTGCTCATCACTTAAAGTAACATCTTGACTACCATCTCCCTGAGATTCAGATTCTTTTTTTGCTTTTTCGGCTTCTGCCTCTGCTGCAGCTTTCTCAGCTTTGATTTTTTCTTCTGCTGTACTCATAATTTTATCTCCTTTAACATTTTTAACGAGTTTGGACTCGTAAAGAATTAACTAATAAAGTATAACATAATGATTTTAACATAAATCAAATATACTTTTGCAAATCACTTGACCATTGTTTAGATTGTTTAGCGAATGATTCGTGATATGGGACAAGTCTATGTTGACATCTTGGATGAAATAATCCTGCACCTTCCGCCTCATCTACCGATTTATATTCTTTTGAATTACCGCTTATTGAAAGTATCTCTCCTTCCCAAGGCCCACACAAATCACATTTAGTCCCATGACTTGTTACTTGCACCAAATCATAATCTTCTTCTAATAATTGATTCTGTAATCCCTGATTAGTAGATTCCGTCATTTTAGTTTGAGCTAACATATCAGCATAAGTGTCTATTTTCCAATTCTTACCCGCCTTATCTTTTAAAGCAATAAATCCTTGTTTTAATTCACCAGCAATCTTGTTAGATATTAATTTCTTTGTTTCTCCGCTTATTCTACCTTCAATTAGAATAGCTTTAATTCTTTCTTTGGTAGCATTGTTTAATAATCTTGAAGAATATCTTTTAACGCCACTAATTGCTTCTGCAAAATGGTATTGAGTATCCCCAACCAAAACCTTAACTGCTTCTTCATCTATCTTATTAAACGCCACATTTATAGAAACACCTGTTTTCTTTAATAGTGATTGTGTGTCTTTCTTACCCTGAAGATAACTTGTCTTTAATTCACGACTTACCCATTTGTTTGTTTTCTTATCCAATTCACCCAAAATAACATCTATCTCTTTTAATGTAGCTAATTTCCTAGCCCTATTAAAAGGAGTACCCGCATTAATTGTCTTAATTATCTTTCTACTAGCTGTTTTATAAAACAAGACTAGAATGTCGGTTTTCATTTTATACTTTCAAAATCACCTTTTTCAGAATCTATTTCTTTGATGATTTCTTCAGCTCCAGCTTCTTCAACTCCTTCAAGTTTCATTATTGAGCGTTTCTTACTCGTCAATCCTGATTCAATTTTCATACCTTCAATTTGTGTATTTTCATAAGCATCATCTACGACACCATCTGCCCATTTCAAATGAGGTATTGTTGGCTCGTCTTTAGCCTTATTGCCATTGACTGTATATCCTTTAGCTTTAGATATCTCTTGAGCAATCATTAATGCTTCTTTTAATCCTTGGTCGTAATAAAGCTGTTTTCTATTTCTTTTAGCTAGAGTACGAAGTAATCGTATCTTTAAAGCTCTGCCTGATTCGGCTTGGCCTTTACCTAATCCCAAAACATCAGGACTGGTTTCTGAAAACATATATAAGAATTCAACCAATTTATCAATTTCTTTAAATGCAACATCTAATGAAGCATTCCAAACGATATATTCTGGTTTGCCACCCTCATCAGTAACCTCAATCATTCCAAAGGCTTCTTTCTTTACCTTGCCATCTTCATCTAAAACACCTTCTGGTACAGCTAGAATTGGGTCTGAGTGCTTATCTAAAATATTATCAATCTTAGTCATCCTGTTATTCAGAGCAAACATAAGATTATTAATATCTACATAATCAGAAATACCAAAGTATTTACCTGAATATCTATAGTTAGGAATGTGGATTAATAGATTTTTAGTAATGCCTGTTTCAACTGAAGCTACGTAATTAGTACCCGCAATTTTATTATATTCATCAACGGTTACTTCAATATCAATGTTACCTTTATCATCTAACTCATTCACTTGAGTATTAACAAACCCTGGACTGTGAATTTCTCTGATTAAATATTTAGTCTTACCGATTGTTTCTGTCCAATCTAATTCTTCAACTGTTGGTTTCTTTCTAGGATTGCCTGCATCTAAATGTGGGAAGTAAATAGCGGGGTTAATATCGTCAATATAAATTTCTTTATCTTCAATTCTAATCTTATAAAGAGCATCACCTTTGGCTGAATTAGACATAGCTGATTCATAGTTTTGCATCTTCATCTGATTCTTAAACATCAAATCTTCTAGCCATTCCTGGTTATTTTCAGTAATTATCTGCACTTCTTCACCAAAAAGAATGTCGGCAATAACTTTGGAAACTAATCCTGCGAAATTGCAAGTAATGTATCTTAATTGAGAATATCTTTCAGAAAATTCACTACCACCTTGTAAAGCAAAAGCATCGAAATGGTCGCCTTCTAAAAGTCGGTTGTTTGTATAGTAACTGTCTAATCTATTAATTTGGCTCGGATAAGGAAACTTTGATTCCAATGGTTTTATCTCTAATGGTTTTGTCATAGTTAATTCGCCTATTTTTTATTATAACATTTTTACATAATTCTTTGTCTTAATCCAGGGCTACTAAACACTCTTGCCTTTCTTTTAAATACTCTTGGCTTTGGTTTAGCATCACTTTCTAATGCTAACATTAAACTGTCAACCGAGTCGTTTGGTTTAGCAGGAAAAGACAAAATTTCTTTTTTAAGGTTTTCTAATTCTGGACTATCATTGTCTAAGTGGACAAATCCACCTTCAAACCTTGCTGATAACCCTACCATTCTTCTAACCTTGTCTTTATCAGTAAATATCTCTTTAATACTAGGATACACCTTTTCTTTAGCACCTTCAGTTTTAACTAACTGGCTTAGTACTTTCTGATAAGCAATGGATTCTATACCAATTTTATCATGCCTCCACCGTTTATAGCATTCTACTATCTTTTGAGCTTGTACTAATCCACTAAATTTGCCTCTGATGGTTTCTAAATGCCAAGCATGTCCCTCTTTGTCAATTCCTATAGTAGTAAAAGAAAAGAATGAAGATGTTTCTGATTCTGAAATAGCAGGGTCAACTCCACCTATAATGTTTAGTTTTTCTAACCAAGCCTCATCTTCTACTTTGCTACTAGAATAGTAATACTTGAGCCAAAGAGCTTTAATAATCCTGTCTTTATCACTTCTAGGCTCATTCTGAAACTCTTGAGCGAATACGATGCTACCTGCGTATTCAGGATGCATTGGATTATCTCTAATATCTTTTAAATAGGTTAAAGGAAACCTTGATTCCCAAAACGAAGTACCATCATCTTTAATAGCTTTATATTTCCTGACTTCCCAACCTTGATATGGCTCTTTCTTATCAATAATCTTCTTGAGTAAAGCATTTTCATGCAGGATAGTGCCAAGCATGATTACCTTACTCCAATCTTTATCTAATCCTCTTAGGAAGTTAAATCTAAACCAATTCTCTAATTTAATCCGCCTATCCTCTGATTCAACCATTTCATCATTCTCTAAGTCGTCTATTAAAGCTAAGTGTGGCCTATGGTTTCTAAACTTTAATCCTCTGATTTTCTGTCCTGCCCCTTTAGCTAATATTAAAGATTCACCGTATTTAGTCTTAATCAGGATACTGTCAGCGCCCCAAGTCTCGCCTTTAACGTCACCAAATAAGAAATGGATAATTTCATTCACTTCTAACTCATTAGCCAGCGCTTCCAAATGAAGCCTTGATTGTGGCATGGTGTCTGAAATGAGAAGTGAGAATGGAGATTTATTAAACAACGCATAATAAGCCAATATGACTAAATCTATGGTTGTTGTTTTACCTGAGCCTCTGGGAGCAGCTAAAGCGATTCTACTATGGTTAGGAATGATTGAATGTAACTCACGTTGATAATCGGGTAATGGAGATTCTATGTGAGTGGAAAAGATGCTGGCAAAGTATTTTAGATTCTTTTCATCTTCAAAGAATGATAAAAGATAAGACTTCGCCTCTTGCCTGCCATACTCTTTGATAAGTGATGATATTGAATTCATGGTATTTATGATTCATCTTTGAAAAATTTGTCCATTTTTGTGATTTGCTCTGGTGATAATAATAAATCGGTAGTGAGTTTTCCCATGATTTCAGATTTAGAAACCCTTGTAGGTAATCCCAATACTAATCTCTCACCATTAACCGCCTTCTCCATAACATCAGCAATGTTTTTTAAATCGCTTGTTTTTGCAAGTTTATTCTCTCGTAAAACAGATAGCCTTAAAGCAGCAATACCCATCAACGTTTTGAAAACCTTTAAATGTTTAGTGTTAACTTGTGCTATCTCATAAATCTTATTTGATTCAAACTCCATTATTGCTTTTTCACCTAATTCCTTCCTAACATTAACCCAACTTTCAGCACTACCCTTTTGCTCTACTGATTGTGAAGAAACATCAAACTTCTTAGCCACATCAGCATAAGTCCTAGTAAAGGATTCTAGATAGTATTGTTGAGCTGCTATCCAATCTATTTGCTTTGGGCCTGTCTGTGGATTTGGTTGTTTTACTTCTTCATTGTCCATAATTATTTAATTGTATAAATCTTTTTCTTTTTATCTTCAACATTATAATATGTTTTGCCACCATCTTCAGAAAATAATGCTGGATTTCGGATACATTGATATAAACCGCTACCAGTATCCATCCATTCATCTATTTTAGAAGTAATTGGCATTAAATTTTCAAACCTAGCCACCTTATCAAAAATAGCCAATGTCCTCATTGCTGAAGCACCTGAATGGCCTTGTTTAGCAAATGTCTTGACTAGCTTTAATACAG